AAAGATTTGTGACTGTGGGGATTTTGAAGATGCAAGAATGATTATGTATATGGATGCACCAAATCGTGAAATTGTAAAAAACAAAACACTCATGAGTTCAGTTATTGATATTGAAATGCCCAAAGCACTTCCAACTAATGAAATTGCCATTAATCCTAAACCTTATCAAGAGCATCAAGATGAGTGGATAATTGAAAAAATCAATCAATTGCCACAAATCAAACTACCAGAAGGCCAACAAGAACCTTTTGTTCTATGAATCATCAAAAACATAAACAGGCAGAAAATCTTAAGAAGAAAAAGATGTATACACCTGAAGGATATTTAAAAGATCCTCCAGATGAAAAATGTCCTTATTGTGGAAAGTCTGGTAGATCTTGTTCTTATGTAAATAGTTTATCGAGAGCATGGGCACGAGATGCCTGTAAGAAAAAATATGATATTGGAAACAATTCCAATACATAGTAGAAAAATATAATTTAATTTATGAAATCGTCAATATCAATAGTATTTTTTGGAAGAACTGATAGATATACTTCTGGAGGATCATCTACGGAAGTGGTTGAATATGATTTTATTTTGAATGAACTATTACCAAAAGATAGAGATAGATTTATTAGATTTATTCCTCATACAGATTTGGGAAATATTTCTAATGTAGATATTTTTATCTACCGATGCCGAAGTCGTACTTTTTGTTGGGATTCAAACCCAGATAATTATCCTTGGGGATTTATTCCAACTTTTGATGAAGTTTTAGAAGCAATTGATAAGGTAAAACCAAAAATTATTATTCAATTGTCGGATGAATATGTTGAAGAAAATAATGATGAGCATAATCAAATAGCAGATAAATATGAATTATTTTTGAGACAATATAGTCATTATACTCACAATTATCTTGACAATACCTATCAAATTCCTCTTAGGGATGGTGTAGTAACTGATCCAAATAAAATTAAACCAGTATTAGAAAGAAATTATAACTGGATTTTTGTTGGGGCAATGAAGAGTGATCGTGAGGAAATGCTTCGATCTTTTGAATCAATACCGAAAGAATTTGTTGCTACTGAAGGTATCAGTAAAGATGCTGTGATTGATATGTATACTGATAGTATTTTTATTCCTTCCGGAAGAGGACATTCTAGTTTAGATTGCTTTAGATTATATGAAGGAACGATGTGTGGAGCAATACCTGTGGTTGTTGGTTCTCCTGGAGAAATCAATTCTTCATTTAGATATACTGAACTTCCTCCATGGGTATTTGCAGAATCATGGAATGATGCAGTTCTTCAATGTGAAGAACTTTTAAATAATTCTGATGCACTTCAGAAAAAACAAGAAGATGTTTTAAATTGGTGGAATAATACTTTATCGAATATTAAAAATGAGGTAAACAAGGTTCTTGCAAAGGAAAAAACAATTTCAGAAAAACTTCAAAATTTTCCCCCAGTTCATTTTATCAGTACTGAAGATTCTGAAGAAAGAAGAAAACTTTTATATGAAAAGTTTGCCGAATATAATATTACAAATGTGACTCCTCATATTTTCAAAAGATATGAAGAAGGAGATTATGTTTTTCATGGTCAATACATTGATAAGATGATTGGGCCAGGAAGAGGTCCATTAACTTCTCATCTTAAAACAATTAAAGAGTGGTATTTAAATACTGATGAACCATATGCATTTTTCTGTGAAGATGATTTAAGTTTTGAAACAGTAGAATATTGGAATTTTACTTGGGAAGAATTTTTTGAATCACTACCAAAAAATTGGGAATGTGTTCAATTGTGTTGGGTTCGAGAAGAATTTTATACCTTTCTGATAGAATTTAGAAATCGTTGCTGGTGTGATTGGTCTGGATGTGCATATCTTATTTCTAGAGAGTATGCTAGAAAGGTAATTGAAAATTATCATTATGATGATGAGTTTCATTTAGACCTTAAAGGTGATGATATTGAAATTAGACCTGAATGGTTTAAAATTCCTGTAATTGAAACCATAATATTCTCTTCAATCGGTAAGGTTTATGGTATGCCACTTTTTGTTGAAGATGTGAATAATTGTCTTACAACTTGGAGATGGGGATCTGGTAATGAAGTTAATTATTGGTCATATAAAAGTTCAATAGAATGGTGGGAAAATACTGGACAGTATTTGACTTTGAATGATCACTTTAGGAATATTAGAAGTCAATAAAAATGATTAAAAAATTAAAATATTTTTTTGAAAGAGATTCTGATGTTACTTATGGTGATGAGTTTCGTTATATCTACATTACTCTCAAAGAACTGATAGAAGTGATTAAAACTAAGAATAAATAATCATAAGTTGCAAATACTTATGGTTCCTCTACATTCGTTTAAGGACTATCTGTTTAATCTTGAAACAACCAGTAAGGCAGAAGCAAAACGAATGTGGAGGAAAAATATAAAAGAACAATGGGAACATAAGTGTGCCTATTGTGAGTCTGAAGAAAATATCACACTAGACCACATTACTCCTCAGTGTAAGGGTGGTTTGGATATTAAGACGAATGTAGTTGCCTGCTGCCATTCTTGTAATCAATCTAAAGGACATACTCCATGGGAAGAATGGTATTATAATCAGTGTTTCTTTTCTTCTGAGAACTGTGAAAAAATTAAGAATTGGATGAAACCAGAGGCACCTACAAATCTTTATACCTATCGTCCAAGAAGAAATAATGCCAGTTAAATCTGGTTTATAAATAATAGAAATCGTATATTTGCCATTTTTATGGGGCAAATAAAATTAATATTAAGTTAAAAATTTTACTCCATATGTAAAAAATCGGTATAATGGCAGATATAAAAGTTATAGTTGGGCAGCAGAATTCTATAAGATCTGTGGTTGGCCAGCAGGATTCTATAAAAGTTATATCTGCTATTTCTTCTCAGGGAGAACCAGGGATTCAGGGCCCTCAAGGAACTCAAGGTATTCAATCTGCTCAGGGTACTCAAGGACTTCAAGGAACTCCTGGACTATTTGCTGGGCAAGGTACTCAGGGTCTTCAAGGAACGCAAAGTTCTCAAGGTCTTCAAGGTTCTCAAGGTACGCAAGGTTCTCAGGGTATACAAAATACTCAAGGTACTCAAGGACTTCAAGGTACTCAAGGTTTTACTGGTGGATTGGGTGGTCCTGGATCTCAAGGTACTCAAGGTACTCAAGGTCTTCAGGGTTCTCAAGGTCTTCAAGGACTTCAAGGAACTCCAGGATTATTTGCTGGCCAGGGTTTACAAGGTTTACAAGGTACTGCTGGATATGTCGGTGCCGATGGAGCACAGGGAAATCAAGGAACTCAAGGTCTTCAAGGAATTCAAGGTTTAAGTAATCAAGGTACACAGGGAGTTTTAAGTAATTTCCAAGGTGTTCAGGGTGGAAGAGGATCACTGGGTATTCAAGGAAATCAAGGTACTCAAGCAACTCAAGGACTTCAAGGTAACCAGGGCACTCAAGGAGTTCAAGGTCTGCAGGGTAATCAAGGTACTCAAGCAACCCAAGGTCTTCAAGGCACTCAAGGTACTCAAGGTATTCAGGCAACACAAGGTCTTCAAGGTTCTCAAGGTATTCAAGGAAACCAAAGTACTCAAGGACTTCAAGGATCACAAGGATCACAAGGACTTCAAGGTTATCAGGGTACTCAAGGAACTCAAGGTCTTCAAGCAACCCAAGGACTTCAAGGAACTCAAGGTCTTCAAGGTTCTCAAGGTCTTCAAGCAAATCAAGGGACACAGGGAGTTCAGGCAACTCAAGGACTTCAAGGATCACAAGGCCTTCAAGCAACTCAAGGACTTCAGGGATCTCAAGGTATACAAAATACACAAGGTCTTCAAGGATCACAAGGTCTTCAAGCAACTCAAGGTCTTCAGGGTTCTCAGGGTACACAAAATACTCAAGGTGTTCAGGGTAATCAGGGGATTCAAGCAGCACAAGGTAATCAAGGTCTTCAAGCAAATCAAGGAACTCAAGGCATTCAGGCAGTCCAAGGTCTTCAAGGTTCTCAAGGTCTTCAAGCAAATCAAGGAACACAAGGTCTTCAGGGATCTCAAGGTACACAAAATGCACAAGGTCTCCAAGGAACACAAGGATCTCAGGGAACACAAGGTCTCCAAGGATCTCAGGGAACACAAGGTCTCCAAGGATCTCAGGGAACACAAGGTCTCCAAGGATCTCAGGGAACACAAGGTCTCCAAGCAACCCAAGGTCTTCAGGGATCACAAGGTACTCAAGGAACCCAAAGTCTTCAGGGATCACAAGGTACTCAAGGACTTCAGGCAACACAAGGACTCCAAGGTTCTCAAGGTCTTCAAGGAACTCAAGGAACACAGGGAAGACAAGGACTTCAAGGCCTTCAAGGACGAGATGGATTATATGCCGGTCAAGGTACTCAAGGATCTTTAAGCAATTTCCAAGGTACTCAAGGTCGTCAAGGTCTTTCTGGATTATTTGCTGGACAAGGTGCTCAAGGACTTCAAGGTATTGTCGGACCTGCTGGAAATTCTGTTACGGTCAGTACTAGAGATGGTCTTTCTGGAATTAATAGTACCGATGCGATAAGTAATGTAACTGCAATAAGATTTGATAGAAATACTGGATTTAGTGTAACTGATTTGGGTGGTAGCGAAGCTTTTGTCCAAATGGGCAGTAGTTTCAAAACTTGGAATGTTGCTGGACAAGATTCTTTAGTCGCAGTTGCCGAAGATACTGTTGATATCATTGCTGGTACTGGAATTGCATTAACGACTCGTGCAACAGCACCAAAATCCCTAACAATTACTGCAACTGGTGTGGGTGGTGGATATTGGGAAAAAACTTCTGCTGGTATTAATACAGTTTCGAATGTTGGCATAGGAACCACAAATCCTCCATATAAACTCTCCGTCGCAAATAATACTTCTTCTACTTCTGGACTGGCAAATGCACTTGCAGATTTTAGTTCAAATGTAAATTCTTATGCTCAAGTTAACATCAGAAATGCTTCTTCTGGATCTAATGCATCTTCTGACCTTATTTTAACTGCAGATAATGGAAGTGATACACTAAATTTCTTAGATCTTGGCATTAATAATACTGGATTTAATACTAATACTTGGACTATTAATGGTCCAACCGATGGTTACTTGTATTCGTCTGATGGTAATCTATCCTTAGGTGTCGGAAAAAGCACTTCATACCTTTCATTGTTCTCTGGTGGAACCCTAGCATCTAATGAAAAGGTTAGATTTACGAATAATGGTGTTGGTATTGGAACAACACTTACTCCAGCATTCCTTAATGTTTCTGGTGATGTTATTTTTGAAGGAAGTTCAACTACAGAACTTCTTCGTGTAACACAACTTGGAACTGGACCTGCTTTCCTTGTTGAACATGGATCTCGTAATGATACCAATGCATTTACTGTTCTTAATTCTGGACAAGTTGGTATTGGTGTACTTACTCCAGCAGAGCAATATGTCTTAGAAGTTGATGGTGGAAATATAAGATTTGTAAGTGGTGGACAAGGTGATGTTGTTATTTCTCATTCCAATTTAGTATCAAATATTCGTGCCGAAGGATCTGTTCAACTTGGTTTAGGTGCGAATGGGCAGAATGATGCTATAAGGATTGATTTAAATCGAAATGTTGGTATAGGTTCTACTCTACCAAAAACAAAATTAGATGTTACTGGAAATGCAAGAATTTCTGGTATTTTAACTGTTGGATCCTCTAGTATTACTCTTAATGGTACAACAAATGTTTTAAATGTTGGTACTGGTGTTACGATTTATGGTAATACTGGAATTGTAAGTGCTACAGCATATTATGGTGATGGTAGTAAGTTATCAAATATTGTTTCTACTGCTGGAATTGGAATTAATACATCTGGTGGAAATGTTGGATATGGTGCAACATTGATAGATTTTAGAGGATCTGGGATTTCTACTGTAACTGTTGCTTCTGGTATTGCAACAATTTATGTTGAAGGGGGAGTTTCTCAAGGATCTGGTGCTCAAGGAACCCAAGGAACTCAAGGTCTACAAGGTATACAAGGTTTCAGTGGAGGTACAGGTGCTCAAGGAACACAGGGTACTCAAGGACTTCAATCTGCACAAGGTCTTCAAGGTTCTCAAGGAACGCAAGGTACACAAAATTCCCAAGGCACTCAAGGACTTCAAGGAACACAAGCATCTCAGGGAACTCAAGGTCTTCAGGGTTCTCAGGGTGTACAGAATGCTCAAGGTACTCAGGGTGTTGGATTCCAAGGTACTCAAGGAATTAAAGGTCAGGATGGAACCTCTGTTACTCTTGTAGGTTCTTTAGCATTAACACCAGGAAATGAACAAACTCAATTAAATGATTCTGGCAATTCTTGGTATCCTGCATCTGCTGGAGATGGTGTAATTGATTCCAATACTGGCAGTCTTTGGGTTTATGATGGTGCAACATGGATTAATGTTGGATCAGTTAGAGGACCTCAAGGTGTTCAGGGTACTTTAGGTCTTCAAGGTGTTCAGGGTACACAAAATGCCCAAGGTACTCAAGGACTTCAGGCAAATCAAGGACTCCAAGGTACTCAAGGAGCACAAAATGCTCAAGGTACTCAAGGACTTCAAGCAACCCAAGGACTTCAAGGATCACAGGCAACTCAAGGTCTTCAAGGATCACAGGGTACTCAAGGTATTCAGGCAAATCAAGGAACACAGGGTAATCAAGGTCTTCAGGCAACTCAAGGTACTCAAGGACTTCAATCTGCACAAGGTCTTCAAGGTTCTCAGGGAACACAAAATGCTCAAGGTACTCAAGGACTTCAAGCAACCCAAGGTACTCAAGGACTTCAGGCAACCCAAGGTCTTCAAGGTTCTCAGGGTGTACAGGGTACTCAAGGACTTCAATCTGCACAAGGTCTTCAAGGATCACAAGGTCTTCAATCTTCTCAAGGAACACAGGGTAATCAAGGTCTTCAGGCAACCCAAGGTACTCAAGGTCTTCAGGCAACTCAAGGTACTCAAGGTCTCCAAGGTTCTCAAGGAAGGCAGGGAACTCAAGGACTTCAAGGCGAAATTGGAACACAAGGTTTAATCGGACCTTTACCAGAAACTACAGTTTATATTCCAACAGCAATTTCCATGGAACCTGGATTTGGTTCCTATAGTTCTGGAACATTGTCAGGTATTCAAACATATGGTGACTATACTAACTCTAGTGGATATTATGCTCTGTATGATACTGCTACTACTCCAGGTTTTATTGTCAATGTTGGATTTACGAGTGTTACCCAATTTAATAAAATTTCATTAGATATTAATTATGCTGGTTCTTCCAGTCATACTATTGATGTTGATCTATACAACTGGAATACTAGTTCCTGGGAAACAGTTCAAACTTATAGTGGATTGGGAACCTTCACTACTTTCCAACCTGGAGTTATTGATAGCGTTCCATTTATTAATGCTGGTATTGTATCTGCAAGACTTTACCATTTATCTGCAGGTTTTCCTTCACATTATACTCAAATTGATTACTTTGCTCTTGAAGATTCAATTGCTGGTGGTCAAGGACCTCGTGGTACTCAAGGTACTCAAGGAAGGCAGGGAACTCAAGGTGTTCAAGGTGTTCAAGGTATTGCTGGTCCAGTAGCAGGTTCTGCAAATCAAGTTGTCTATAAAGATGCTTCCAATAATCCTACAGGTTCTAATAATTTAACTTTTGATGGGTCTAATCTTTTTGTTGGTGGAAATATTACCATTGGTGGCACTACAGCATTCCTTGCTGTTAATGAACTTAAGGTAAAGGATAAGGATATTGTACTTGGCATCACCACAGATGCTTTTGGTAATGATGTTTCGACTGATACTACGGCAAATCATGGTGGTATTGCGATTGCTAGTACTACAGGAAATTATCTAGTTCCACTTCAAAAAATTGGGATCAATTCGCTCCCAGAAACATATAAGCAATTTATGTGGGTGAGTGCTGGTACTTTTGGTGTTGGTACTACTGATGCTTGGTTATCTAATCAGCCAATAGGTATTGGTAGCACTCAAGTTCCAACTGGTGTTGTATTGTCTGTTGGCGGTCCAATTAAACTTGATAGCAGTTTGCGTGATATTTACAATAGTTCTGGAAATTCTGGATCAATTCTTATTTCTACTGGTGCTGGAGTTAGTTGGACAACTCCTTATGCCGCTGGTTTGCAAGGAACTCAAGGTGCTCAAGGTACTCAAGGAACCCAGGGTACTCAAGGTGTCCAGAATGCTCAAGGAACACAAGGACTTCAGGGTAATCAAGGTATTCAAGGTGCTCAGGGATTACAAGGATCTCAAGGACTTCAAGCAACCCAAGGTGTTCAGGGATTACAAGGATCTCAAGGACTTCAAGCAACTCAAGGTCTTCAAGGTACTCAAGGAACACAGGGATCGCAAGGACTTCAATCTGCACAAGGTCTTCAAGGTGTTCAAGGTCTTCAATCTACGCAAGGTCTTCAAGGTGCTTCTGTTCAAGGTGCTGCAGGATCTGGTGGCGGTGGAGGTGGGGGATCAATTGCTATTCTCGATGATACCTCCACAAATAACACTTTCTATGTTGGTATTGCATCAACTACGACTGGAAATCTTGCAACCTTAAATGTATCTTCATCAAAACTTACATTCAATCCATCAACAGGAAATCTTGTTGCGGGTGGTACGGTTACTGCAAACTCTGATGAAAGACTCAAGACAAATGTTAAGACGATTCCAAATGCTCTTGAAAAAGTATTATCATTGCGCGGTGTAGAATATGATCGTATAGATAATGGAGACCATCAGATTGGTGTGATTGCTCAAGAAGTCGAACAGATTATTCCCGAAGTTGTATATCCAAAATCACCAAGTCCAGATTATGAAACAAAATCTGTAGCGTATGCAAACTTAGTTGGTCTTTTAATTGAAGCAGTTAAAGAATTGAATAAAAAGATAGAGGAGAAATAAAATGCCAGTTGGAATTGGATCAACTCAGATTACTGGTATTAGTGTAGTTGCTAATCCAACAGACGCTGCTTCAAAAAGTTATGTAGATTCTGCTAGTAGTGGTGGTGGATTACCATCTATTATTAGTAATGAAAATGAGTTTTTATTTACGGATGGTTCGAGTGCATCTTGGGAACCAATAGGAGCATATCAAGAATATACAACGCCTGGAAATTATACATTTACTGTGCCGATACAAGCAAAAGAACTATTCATAGAAGCAACAGGTGCTGGAGGAGGCGGAGCATCTGGAACGACTAATACTAGTTCTTATGCAAATCAAGGTGTATTTTGGTTTTTAAGAACTTCTGGAACAGGAAATGCTTTTGGGGGAGTTCAAAATACTTTTCCTGCAGCAGTATATGATGGAACTAATTATATTTTTGTTGGCAGCACTGGGACTGTTTTAACTTCTACCGATACAATCACCTGGGTTTTGAGAACTTCTGGATTTGGAACATCAGTAATATACTCAATTGCATATGCCTCAAATTTAACTGAAAAATATTTCATTGGATCTCAAACTGGATCTTGCAGAACTTCAACAGATTTAATCACTTGGACTTTAAGAACTTTAGGAATCAGTGCTGGAGGTGCCATAAACACTGTAATGTATGGAAATGGATTTTATGTTCTTGCTGAAGATACTGGTTCTACAACTAGGGCATCTACTGATGGTATTAGTTGGCAACTTAGAACTACTACATCTTTAGGTATTTTTCCATATTCTTCCACTTATGCTGCTGGATATTATGTTATTGGTGGATCAGGTGGTCGTTTAATAACTTCTACTGATACTATCTCTTGGGCTGTAAGGACAGTTCCATTTGCTGCGACTGCCACAAATGGTTTAACATATGGAAATGGAATATATCTTGCTGTAAATGCTAATTCTCAGGTTGCAACTTCTACAGATACAATCACTTGGATTGCAAGAACAACTGGAAATGCATCTGCAATTTGTTATTCCGTTCATTATGGTGCAAACCTATATGTTTTGGGTATTAGTGGTGGCATTGTTAGAACATCTACAGATGGAATTACCTGGTTTTTAAGAACTTCAAAGGTTGCAGCAGTTGGTGCCACAATGTATGGAAATAATATTCATGTTTATTCAAATACCAGTGGAGCAATATCTGTATCACCATATCCTTCTGGACTTGCTGGTAGCGGCGGTGGGGGAGGAGCATCGGTATCATGGAATATTTCAAAGGCATATATCAGCAGTTCATCTCTTACTGTGAATGTTGGATCTGGTGGAACTCCTGGAACTGCAGGTGCGGCAACCACAGTATCATGGACTGGACCTGGAGGATCTTTTTCCTTAACCGCAAATGGTGGAAGTGGTGGATCAAACACTTATAGTTCTTTATCTGCCGTGACTCTAGGAGGATCTGGAGGAACAATCACATCAGTGTCAAACTATTTACATGCAACTGCTGGAACTGCTGGTGGTAATGGTGGAGTTTTTGATAATAGTATTGGTGCAAGTACTAGTGAGCAAGGTACTAGTGCTACTGCAGGAACAACTGCAACTTTACCTTTTCAAACAACAGGAGGAGGTGGTGGAGTATCTAGTTATCTTTATGGAACGGCAAATACTTCTGGTGGAACGATTAACTATTATGGAAATACTGCTGTAACTTCCGAATCTACTGCTGGTATTGTAACCACATCCAGTTCAACTGCAATAACTGGTCTTTCTTATGGTGCTGGTGGTTCTGGTGGTGGAGCGCAATATGGACCTGTTGCCTGGAGATTAAGAACTTCTGGATTTGGTGTAACTTCTTATGCAGTAACTTATGGTGCTGGACTATACATTAATACTGGTTCTACTGGAAGATTATCCACATCTACTGATACAATCACTTGGATTCAAAGAACTTCTGGATTTGGTACAACTAACATTTTTGGAGTCGCATATGGGGGAAATCTTTATGTTGCAACAGGAGGTTTGGGAACCATAACTGCATCTACAAATGCTATTGTGTGGAGTTTAAGAACTTCTGGAACAACAAACTTGATTGGAACTAATATTAATATGGGACCTACAACGATCTATGCAAATGGACAATACATGTCTGGTGGAGCATCTGGATTGTTTATTTTTTCGACTGATTCAATTGCTTGGACTTTAAGAACAACTGGATTTGGTACAACTGATACTTGGTCAGTTGCTTATGGTGATTTACCAAGTTCCACATATGTAATTAGTAGTGGTTCTGGATTGCTCAGAACTTCTACTGATACGATCAACTGGACATTGAGAACGAGTGGACTTGGTACAAATGCTCTTAACTCTATTCTTTATCAAAATGGGATTTATTGTATTGCTGGTAATGCTGGTACTGTTGCATCATCGACGGATGCTATTTCATGGACACCCAGGGTATTTTCGCCAGTATTTGCTGTTTATTCGGGTGCAGTTGGTGATGGTAAATTTGTTTTTGGCACACAAACTGGATCACTTTTTAGTTCAGTTGATGGTACTCGATGGATTTTAAGAACTGCTGGAGTTGGTTCTATAAATGCATTTGCATTTGGATATGGTAATGGACTATTTTTTGGAACTTATGGTGCAGCGTCTTCTTTATCAGTTGCATCTTCAGTTCTTGCCGCAAATGGTGGTAATGGTGTTCGCGGAGGTGGTGGTGGAGGAGGAGGTTTTGAGAATACCACAGCAACTGCTGGAACTGGTGGAACTGGTGGTGATGGTTATGTTCGTATTAGTTGGCAATAAGGAGGAACTATAAATGACAACCGCAGGACCTAATTATATTTCTGGTATCACTACTGCAACATTTGAAAATACTGATGTAGTGAATAAGTCTTATGTAGATGGACTTTCTGGTTCTTTGCCATCACAGACGGGAAATGCTGGAGAGTTTTTAACTACAACTGATGGTACAAGTGTTTCATGGGATTATGTTTCAAACTATCAAGAGTTTACGACCACAGGATCTCCACAAACATTTACAGTTCCGACTCAAGCGAATATTTTATATGTTGAGGCAGTTGGTGCTGGAGGTGGTGGAAGTACGGGAACCACTGGATCTACTTTTGCAAGGAATGGTCTTACTTGGTCATTAAGAACTTCTGGATTTGGTTCATCCTTGATTTCAAATATCACAACAAGTGGATCAACTTATGTTGTTTCTGGAGAATCTGGAACTTTATTATCTTCAACTGATACCATTACTTGGGTATTAAGAACATCAGGATTTGGAACAACTAATATTAATCGTGCGACTTATTCTAATAATGAATATCTGATTGGTGGTAGAGTAGAAACGATCACTTGGATTTTAAGAACTTCTGGATTTGGTGTAACTTTTACAACAACTCTTTACGCAAATAATCTTTACATTATTGGTGGAAGTTCTGGAAGAATATCAGTTTCAACAGATACTATCAGTTGGGTTTTAAGAACAACAGGAACTGCAACTCAAATTGGGGTTCTTGGTGGAGGTAATGGTCTTGCTTATTCTGGATCACTTTATGTTGCTACAGGTTTAAGTCCTCTTTTAATGACATCTACAGATACTATTGCTTGGACTTTAAGAACAACAGGATCTGCGATTGATATAAGGTGTGTTGCATATGGAACACAACCAACAGGTACTTACATTACTGCTGGAACTTCTGGTATCATTAGATCTTCAACTGATGCCATTGCTTGGACTTTAAGAACTTCTGGAACTGCAACTACTCTTACTGCTTGTGTTTATAATGATACAACTACAGAAAAATATATTGTTGGTGGTAGCGGTATTTTAAGATCTTCAACTGATGCAGTCGCATGGGTTACAAGAACCACTGGATTTGGTAGTTCTACAATACAAGGAATAGTATATGGAAATGGTATTTTTGTTGCTGTAGCATCATCTACTTCATCAAATTGTTATGCGGTTAATACTTCTACTGATGCTATTTCTTGGGTTGTAAGAACCTCAGGTTTTACTGTTAATAATAATAATACTGATCCTTATGGTATTGCTTATAATAGTGGAATATATGTAGTTGCTGCTCGACAAGGGATTGCTACTCAGGCAACATTTACATCTACAGATGCAATCACATGGATTTCAAGAACTTCTCCGTCAGGACCAGTAACTATGAATCTTGGTGTTGGAAATGATATTTGGGTCTATGGCACAAATGGTGGAAATATTTTTACTTCAACTCAAAGAATCTTATCTTCTTACGGATCTGGAGCATTATTGAGAGCATCAACTGATGGACTTACATGGGTTACAAGAACTACAGCACTTAATGCACAAACGATAACACTATTGGATTATGAAGGTTCTTATGCTCTTGCTCATGGAACCAACTACATGGGCGAAGTTGGATTCTTAAATGTATCAACAGATAATATTAACTGGGAACTAAGAACATCAGGATTTGGTTCTACGGCGATCAATGCTTTTGGTTATGGTACTGTTTATGTTGCTGCTGGTAACAATGGAATCTTAACTACTTCAACTGATACGATTACTTGGACATTAAGAACTTCTGGATTTGGTACTTCTGCGATTAATACACTCACTTATGGGTCTGTTTATGTGTCTGCAGGATCTGATGGAGTTTTATTATCTTCAACTGATGCTATTACTTGGATATCAAGAACCACAGGATTTTATGCAGATTCAATCAATACACTTTCATATTCTTCCACATCTTTAAGTTATCTTCTGGCAGGTGATGGTGGAAGACTTTATACCTCAACAGATGCCATAGTTTGGAAAGTCAATACTTCCAATACAACACAATCACTAAGGTCATCAACATCTTTGAATAATAACTATTATGTTGCTGGAGAATCTGGAACTTTATCACAAGCGGTTACTCAACTTTCTGGAACTGGTGGTTCTGGTGGATCTTATACCTCTTGGTATATTCCAAAACCGATTGTGACTTCTAATATGACTGTAAATATTGGTGTTGGTGGACCTGGAGCAACAACTGAAAGTACTTCTGGATCTGCAGGTGCAGGAACAACAATATCATGGACTGGGCCTGGAGGAACTTATAGTTTAGTTGCAAATGGTGGAGGTGCTGGAGGGGTTGCTGGAATAGCCCAAACAAATATTACAAGTTATTATTATACAACTGTTGGAGGTTCTGGTGGTATTGCTACCACTGGAATTGGGGTGACTGCCACAGCACAGGCAAACTCATACCAATCAACGGGTGGTGGAAGTGGAGCAGGAACACCATCTTCTTTTGGTGGTGCTGGTGGTTCAATTACTTTCTATGGAAATACTATTTTCTCTGCTGGTGGTGATAATACTGGAACAAATGGTGCTGTCGGCATTGCGATTACATCACTACCTTATGGTTTTGGTGGAGGTGGCGGTGGTGCTGGTATAACAGGTGTTGGTGCAGGTGGTAATGGAACTCGTGGAGGTGGTGGAGGTGGTGGTGCTGCTATTGGATCCACTTTTGGGAACGGTGGAAATGGTGGTGATGGATTTGTAAGGATCACATGGTGGTAATAAATAACCTTATATAAATGTCGAATAAATGGCAATATTAGACAGCAATCGAGTTACTGGTGTTAGTACAGTAGTTAATGCGACTGATGCAGCGAACAAGTCGTATGCCGATTCTGTTTTTTCTGGCGGTGGAGGATCTGCATATCCAAGTACAACGGGAAATAATGGCGAGTTCTTAAGTGTTTATCCTGGATCTTCAGGTCAGTATTGGACCTTAAGAACTTCTGGATTTGGTTCAACTAATATAAATGCAGTTTCTTATGGAAGTGTTTATGTTGCGTCTGGAGATTCGGGAACATTAGTATCTTCCACTGATACCGTTTCCTGGACCTTAAGAACTTCAGGATTTGGTACAAGTAATATTACAAGAACAGTTTATGGAAATGCTTATGTTGCCTCTGGTGTTTCTGGAACTCTAACTGCTTCGACGGATGCAGTTTCTTGGGTCTTAAGGACTTCGGGATTTGGTACAACAGCGATTGGAGGATTAACTTATTCTAATAATGAATATTTGATTGGTGGTAGATCGGAAACGATTACTTGGACCTTAAGAACTTCAGGATTTGGTACTTCTTCAATAACAGGATTGATTTATGGAAATGGTCTTTATGTTGCTGCAGTAACACTCAATGGATTGTTGAGAGCATCAACAGATGGTGTGTCCTGGACCGCAAGAACATCTCCTGCTATAGCACCTTATAGTGATGGAAATAGTGGAATTTATGATGGGACCAATTATTTTATTGTTGGAGGTGATGTAACTCCTGGAGCACTTCTTACTTCTACAGATACTATTAATTGGTTTTTAAGAACTTCTGGATTCGGAACATCTTATATTAGTGCTATTTCTTATGGGTTTGATAAAACTGAAAAATACATTATCGGTGGTAATGGTGGTCGATTAAGTTCTTCTACCAATTCTATTGCCTGGACAATCAGAACTTCTGGATTTGGAACATCTTATATTACATCTGGTGTTTATGATGGATCTAATTATTATGTTGGAGGAGCAGGACCACTTTTGAGAGCATCCACGGATGGAATTGCTTGGACGACAAGAACATCACCCATGAGTAGTGCATATTATGTAAATATAGTTTATGCATTAGGTACTTATACTGCTACTGGTACTTCTGGTCCAATAGTCACTTCAACAAATGGTGTTGAGTGGGTGTTAAGAACTTCTGGATTTGGTACAAGTGTAATATATGGTTTAGCATATAATAGTAATCTTTATGTTGCTGTAGCTAGTGGAGGTAGAACCGCAACTTCTACTGATACTATTACTTGGATCACAAGAACTTCTGGCACAGCATCTAACATTAATAAAATAGTATCTGACGGAACAAACTATGTTGCTGTTGGTAATTCTGGGTATGTATCAACATCAACTCAAACAATCCTATCTTCATTTGGTACTGGAGCACTTTTACAGGCATCCACAGACACCATAACTTGGATCACAAGAACTACAACACTCAATACGCAAACAATAACTACTTTAGATTATGAAGGTTCTTATGCTTTTGCTCATGGAACTAATTACATGGGTGAAGTTGGATTCTTAAATGTTTCTACGGATAATATTAACTGGGTTTTAAGAACTTCTGGATTTGGTTCAACCGCGATTAATACTTTTTCCTATGGAACTGTTTATGTTGCTGGTGGAAATAACGGAATCTTAAATACTTCGACTGATACTATTACCTGGACTTTAAGAACTTCTGGATTTGGTACTTCTGCAATCAATACTCTTGTTTATGGTAATAATGTTTATTTTGCCTTAGGTGCATCAGGAACGATTACTTATTCTACAGATGCGATTACATGGACTTTAAGAACATCAAATACTACAAATACAGTTAATGCTTCTCTCTATGTAACAAATAATCAGTTTCTTTATGGAACATCTTCTGGATTTATTGGACTATCTCTGATCAATCAAAAGATTTGGCAACCAATTAATTCGACAGTAACATCATATACCCCAGTAACATATAAAGGATATCAAGAATTTACAACTGCAACGGCACAATCTTTTTCTGTTCCTCCAACAGCATCACAGATTTATATTGAAGCAATTGGTGGTGGTGGGGGTGGAGCATCTGGAAGAGTACTTTCACCTGGATCTGGTGGCGGCGGAGCATCTGGTGCTTATAACTCTTGGTTGATTCGTCGTCCAGAACTTGGAAATGCTCCATCTATTACAGTAACTCCAGGTGCTGGTGGGCAAGGTGGCAATAATCGTGGAATGTCTATAAGTACTGATGGCATTACTTGGACTGCACAAGACTCTGGATTTAGTTTAGTATCTGTTAATGCAAGTGTTCAAGGTCTTACTTATGGAAATGGTGTTTATGTTGCTGGTGGTGGATGGTTTAATAATACTGCAGTATTAACTACATCTGTAGATGATGGAAACAGTTGGACTTTGAGAACCTCTGGATTTGCATCAACAATCATGTATGATCTGATTTATGCAAATGGTGGTTATGTTGCTACTGGCACTGCTGGAGCATTATCCACTTCAACAAATGCTATTCAATGGACTCAAAGAGTTTCTGCATTTGGATCGACCAACATTTACAGTGTAGTTTATGGAACTGTTTATGTTGCTTCAGGGGAGGGTGGAACTTTAAATACCTCAACAAATGCCATTCAATGGACTCAAAGAACTACTGGATTTGGTACTACTATTCAACTTAGTGCTGGTATATATGGAAATGGAATATATGTTTTTGGTGGAGCCAACTTAACAACTGGAAATACAACAGTACGATCCTCAACAGATGCAATCAACTGGGTTTCAAGAACTATTCCATTTATTACTGTAGGTGCATTTGGAAGTGGATTAAATGGGGGTACTTATGCAAATAGTACTTATATAGTTGTTGGTAGTAATGGATGCTTAGCATCATCAACTGATAGTATTACTTGGACTTTAAGAACTTCTGGATTTGGGAGCAGTTATATTAGTGCTCTTACATATGGAAATGGTGTCTATATTGCTAGTGGTGAATCTGGAACAATATCATTTTCAACTGATGCTATTACTTGGACACTAAGAACTTCATTATTTAAAACTCAACAAATTATATCACTTACTTATGGAACTAAGTTCATTGCTGGTGGTAATCTTAGTTCACCTATACCAACAGCAGGTGGAAATACGACCGTAACTTGGACTGGTAATACTCCAACGGGGACAGCAACTTATACATTAACATCTTCTGGAGGAACTGCAGCATCCGATACTGCAGTGACTGCTGGTACTGCAGGTGCCGCTGCTGCTGTGACTTTAAATCCACTTTATACAACTGCTGGTCTTGCTGGTGGTACTGGATTATCATCTTGGACAACCGCAAACGATATAGTACAAGCAAATACATATCAAGTTACTGGTGGTGCTGGAGGTGCATATAACACAAGAGCAGGTGGAAACTCTCTCACATATTATTATGGAAATGCCTATAATACTGCAGGAAGTGCTTCTGGCGGTAATGGTTCTGATGGTATTCCTGGATCTTATACTGGAAACATTGGATCTGGAGGTGGTGGAGGCGGAGCACTTTCGACTGGAATCAACAGTTGGTATTTAAGAACTTCTGGATTTGGTACAACCGCGATTAATGCTCTTACATATGGTAATGGTTTTCATGTTGCTGGAGGATTTACACCAACGATTACTTGGGTCTTAAGAACTTCTGGTCAAGTATCTGCCAATATTGCCCCTGGTGGATTTACCACTGGTGGATATCCGATTACTTATGATGGATCTTCATTATATCTTTATTGTGGAGGATCTGGAGTTCTTGCGTCTTCGACAGATACTATCACTTGGACTTTAAGAACCTCTGGATTTGGTACAAGCGCGATTGGATCTGTTGCTTATGGTGTTGGAAGATATGTTGCTTGTGGCAATGGTCAGTGGATTACTGCTTCGACTGATGCAATCACTTGGACTGTAAGAACTGCTGGATTTACTGCGGCACAATATTCAAGTATGCTTTATGTGGATGGTAGATTTTCTATTTTGAGTTCAAACACAAATCCACCAATCTTTATTAACTCTACGGATTCTATTATTTGGACTCAAAGTGCAACTTTACCAACAGCGGTAACGAGTTATTCTGCTGCATTTACCTATGCAACTGGCGCTTCAAATCCTTATGTTGTTTCACCAAGTTCTTCTCCAGCACAGATTCTCGTATCCACTAATGCGACTGTTTGGATATTGAGAACATCTGGAACGACGCAAAACATCTATACATTTGCTTATAATGGATCTAATCTTTATGTTGGTGGTGGAACATCTGGATATCTTTCAACATCCACCGATACCATTTCTTGGACTTTAAGAACTGCTGGATTTGGTTCTAATATAATCTATACCATCGCTTATAATGGTGGTATTTTTACTGCTGGCGGAGCAGGACCAACCAATACAACTTCAACTGATGGTATTACTTGGATTTTGAGAACTTCAAACTTAAATAGTAATGTGTTAAGTATTTTTTATAATAACAATACTTATATTGCTAGTGGTAATATAGGAACTTTAGCAGTTTCAACTCAAAGTACTTTAAGTTCTCTTGGAAATGGTGGATTATTAACTGCTTCGACTGATGGAGTAACCTGGAACTTAAGAACCAACTCTAATATTCAAACAATCACAGGACTATCTGCAAGTAATAGTTATTATGTTGCGGTAGGATCAAACTATATCTCAGAGACTTCATTAATCTCTTCTACAAATAATATAACCTGGTTTGCACGAACCACTGGATTTGGAACAACTGCTATTAGTGCAGTTACTTATTCTAATAATGAGTTTCTGATTGGTGGTACTGCAGATAATGTCACTTGGACTTTAAGAACTTCTGGATTTGGTACATCTGCTATTTTTAATGCGATTTATGGTGGGAGTTCTTTTTTGATTGGCGGTTCTAGTGCAATTGTTGGTGGATTTATAAGAGCATCGACCGATGGTCTATCGTGGGAAACAAGGACTTCTGGATTTGGATCTACTGGAATCAATTTTTACTCTTATTTTAATGGTGAATATTTAATTGGAGGAAATTCCGTAAGTATTTCTTGGACTTTAAGAACTTCTGGATTTGGTTCAACTGCGATTAATACACTTACTTACGGAACTTTTTTTGTTGCTGCTGGTGCTTCTGGAACCTTATTATCTTCAACCGATGCAGTTTCTTGGACTTTAAGAACTTCTGGATTTGGTACTTCTGCGATTAATACACTCTCTTATGGTAATAATACTTATATTTCTGGTGGCGCTTCTGCAACTCTAACTGCTTCGACTAATGCAGTTTCTTGGACTTTAAGAACTTCTGGATTTGGAACAACTGATATTGCTAGTTCTACTTATTTTAATGGTGAATATTTGATCAATAGTCGAGGGCAAACGGTAGTATGGACTCAGAGAACAGTTGTTGGAACTTCAACGGGTCTTGGTGCTCTTACATTTGGTAATGGATTCTATCTTGCTGGTGGTTATGGAACAAATGCTTCTGTTCAAGTTTCTACAAATGCTATTCAATGGGTTTTAAGAACTTCTGCAAACGCGGCCCCAGCATCAATTATGCAAACGATGGTCTTCGGTGGCGGTATCTATGTTGTTGGAGATTCTTGGCCACAGATAAGAACTTCAACAGATACAATTAACTGGACTTTAAGAACTGGTGGATTTCTTGGTGGTGGAGTGGTTGCTACTCTCGCATATAGTGTAACACCAACAGAAAAATATGTTGGCGGTAGAGCTGGTGGAATAGCAGGATTAATATCTTCTACAAATGCTATTCAATGGACTTTGAGAACAACAGGGTTTGGTACATCTTCAATTAGTGCTGTTGTTTATGGAAGCAATGCTTACATTGCTGCAACTGCTGGTGGTGCAATATCGGTATCAACGGATGCGATTGCTTGGACTATGAGAACCTCTGGGTTTGGTACTTCCAATATTCTTACACTTGCTTATAATGGATCAAATCTTTATGTTGTTGGGGGTGCTTCTGGAACCTTATTATCTTCAACAGATACAATTGCTTGGACTTTAAGAACTTCTGGATTTGGTACTTCTCAGATTAATACACTTTCTTATGGTAATAATACCTATATTGCTGGTGGCGCTTCTGGAACTAATTCATCTTCTACAGATGGTATTACTTGGACTCTAAGAGGTTCTGGTTTCGGTACTACAGTAATTTTTGCATCTACTTTTGGGAATAATCTATTTTTAATAGCATCTAACGCAACAAACACTCTATCAACTGCCTCTTCTTTTGATCCTATCTATTCACTTTTGAGTGCTTCTACAGATTCAATATCTTGGTCTTTGAGAACTTATTCTCAAATTATAGACGTTGTTACATTAGGTTCAGGTGGTTCTTATTCTTTTGCTTCTGGTGTAAGTTCAGGAAATGTTAGTGGTAATTTAATTGTTTCTACAGATAATATCAACTGGGTTTTAAGAACTTCTGGATTTGGTTCAACTGCGATTAATACGTTTTCTTATGGAACTGTTTATGTTGCTGGTGGGGACAATGGAATATTAAATACTTCAACAGATACTATTAATTGGACTTTAAGGACAGCAGGATTCGGTACTTCTGCGATTAATGTTCTTGCTTATAATAGTAATGTTTATGTTGCCGGAGGACAAGGTGGAAGTAATCGAATTTCTACTGATGCTATCACTTGGACTTTGAGAACATCAGGATTTGGTACTTCTACGATTAATACGATCTCTTATGGTAATAACACTTATCTCATAGGTACTGTTAATGGTATTTTAGCATCTTCTACACAAGAGATTCTAAGTTCTTATGGTAATGGTGCATTCTTAAGAGCATCAACTGATACTATATCTTGGGTCACAAGAACTGCAGCATTGGGGACTGAAAGATTTGGTACAAATGGTGGGTTTTCTTCTGCTGGTTCTTATACAATAGCATGGGGAACTGATTATATTTCCAATTATTTCTTGACAGTATCTACTAACAATATTAATTGGCAATTGAGAACTGCAATATTCCCTACTAATATTTACACCTTTACTTATGGGAATGGTATTTACTTATATACAACTCAAGGAAATGGTGGTGTTGCAACTTCTACTGATACGATTGTTTGGACCTTAAGAACTTCTGGATCAGCAACTGTGGCATTATTTTCTTCAGTATATGGTTCTTTACCGACTAATACATTTATAGTTGCTGGATCATTTGGATATTTTGCAACTTCTACTGATACTATTAACTGGACATCAAGGACAACTGGATTTGGATCGACCAGCATTAATAGTTGGGGACTAACTTATAATAGTGGTCTTTATACTGCAACGACAACTACACAGCAAAGAACATCAACCGATGCTATTACTTGGGTTTTAAGAACATCGGGATTTGGATCAACATCAATTTATTCTGGCGCTTATGGTAATAACATTTATGTGATTGCTGGTCAAGGTGGAACTATTGCAACTTCCACGCAATCTCTTTTAACTTCTTATGGTGCTGGTGCGTTATTGCAAGCATCTACAGATACAATAACATGGACAACTAGAACATTTGCAAATAATACTATATCAATCACTGCTTTAGATACTGAGAGTTCTTATTCAGTAGCATCATCAACAAACATTTTAAATGAATATAATATTATAGTTTCTACGGATAATATCAATTGGATCATAAGAACTTCTGGATTTGGTCTGACTGCGATTAATGCCTTTACCTATGGTGGTGCTTATGTTGCTGCTGGTGGAAATGGAATCATTTTCTCTTCAACTGATACGATTGCTTGGACTCTGAGAACTTCTGGATTCGGTACTTCTGCGATCAATGCTCTTGCATACAATAATAACATTTATGTTGCTGGCAGTGTTGGTGGAGCAATCAGATCTTCAACCGATGCAATCACCTGGATTGTGAGATCTTCTGGATTTGGTACAACTAATGTTACAGCGTTAATCTATGGATCCACATTTGTTGCTGCTGGTCCTTCAGGAACTCTTGCTACTGCATCATCCACAACACAATCTGTGGCGGGAAGTGGTGGTGCTGGAACTCGTGGAGGTGGTGGAGGTGGAGGAGGATACTCCCAGGAACAAAACAAGTTCGGAGTTGGTGGCGATGGTGCAAATGGATATGTTAAAATTTCATGGTGGTAAAACTTGCCTAGATATGTTATAATCATTAGTATCTGACTTTAGTTTATGCTAAATTATTCCAATCAACCGAAGAATGATTTTAAGGGAAAAACAATCGCATTCTGTCTTCCTGGATTTTCATATTCAGGAACCTTCATGACTCAAATGATCCGCCTTTTATTTGATCTAAATCAAATGGGGATCAACTTTTACATTTCGCAAAAATACAGTTCGATGGTCAACTTTGCCAGAACTGATTGTTTGCAGGCAGATAACTTTGCAGGAACCATGCTGACTCCTTGGAGGGGACAAGTTCCTTATGATTATATTATGTGGATTGATAGTGACATTATCTTTAAAACAGAAGATCTTCTAGAACTTCTGCAGATGGATAAGGACATTTCAACTGGATGGTATGTTCAGTCGAATGGAACTCCAGTGTCAAATCAATCCACGGTCGTTGTGGATATGGATAAGAAACTTCTTTTGGAGAAGGGTGCTTATTATTTTGAAACCGTAGAAGATATGCAACGCCGTTCAGAACCATTTAAGATTGAGTATTGTGGATTTGGTTGGGTTCTGATGAAGAAAGGTATTTTTGAAAAGATTCCTTATCCTTGGTTTGCACCAAAGAAAGTTCAACTCATTCGTGAGGACGGAATCGTTCTGGAAGATATGTGTTCTGAGGATGTGGCAATGTGTGAAGATATTCGTGAGCACGGATTTGACATCTGGTGCAATCCAAAAGTTCGTGTCGGTCATCAAAAAATGGTAATCCTATGATGCATTTTAATGTGGTAATCATGACACCAGGAAAATCTCTGGTGTCTGAATATGTAAAATCACTGCTTGGAACGATTCAAGTTCTTCAGGCAAATAATATTACTTGGCATTTTCAAAACGAGTATGCTTCTCTGGTTACTAATGCACGAGAAGCAACGATTACTGGAAGTCGCCAACTGGAAGTTTTTAATCGAGCACCTGGAAAGGGGCAATATACTTATGATAAAATCTTTTGTATTGATAGTGATATTGTTTGGAATCCTGATCATTTTATAAAACTACTTCAATCTGATAAGGACATTATCTCTGGAGTTTATTATGAAGCACAGGGTGCCGATGCCATGATTCATCGCAACAAAGATGATTATCGTCCGATGAGTCGTGAAGAAATCACAGCACTTCAACAAATTGGAGATTCATTTCCTGCATATGGTGTTGGACTTGGATTCATGTGCGTTAATCAAGGAGTTTTTGAATCCTTGAAGCGTCCTTGGTATGGTCTTGGTAAAGTTACTCAGGAAGTTGATGGTGAGATTTATGATCTTCCATTGGGTGAAGATCTCTATTGGTGTGAAAGAGTTGCAGATCTTGGATATCAAGTTCATGTAGATCCCACAGTAGTTGTAGGACATGTGAAATCGAACATTGTTGTATGAAAAAACTTGCAGTTTTTTATCATCTGGGGGCAATCAATAGTCTCTGGGATAAGTTTTTGGATGAACAACTTGGTCTGGTTAAATCATCTGGTCTTGCAGATGTGGCAACCGTAAATATGTGCTATGCTGCTCCAGATCATGCTGTGAATGAAATCAAGATCTATGTTCGTCAAAAGTATCCTTTTGTGAATATTCTTTCTTCTAGAATCCTTGAAGGAAAGGGGGAACAAGAGAACTTATTTGAAGGGCAAACACTCAAAGAACTTCAAACATATTCAAAAACAAATGATGGATATGTTCTTTATATTCATTCCAAAGGAATGCTTCATGCCATAAACTCATATCAAACCATTCCAACAAGAGATTGGCGTCATTATATGAACTACTGGTGCATCGAAAGATGGAAAGACTGCATTCAAAAACTAGAAGATGATCAGGTGGATGCAGTTTCGACAAACTGGACTCGTGATCCTTATCCACATTTTGCAGGAAACTTCTGGTGGGCAACCACAGATTATATTAAAACTCTTCCAAATGTTCTGGACAGAAGTTTATATTATGATGAGAAGTTTACGGAAAAGTTTGAGGGTCATCGATTCTGTTATGAAGTATGGATGGCAACCAATAGTCCAAAGGTAAGATCGATTCATTATAGTGCGATTGATCATTACTATGCACCTTACCCAAGAGAGCGTTATGTTACAGTATAGAAATCAAATCGAAAAACCAAAATCAATCACAGTTTTTTATCATCTATTCATTCCCGATACCAATAACATGTGGGTATGGTGGATTGATGAGCAGATGGGTTTGCTGAAATCCTCAGGACTTGCTGATAAGGCAAAAATCAATATGTGTGTGACTCTTCCTCTTGGATTGTATAACTCCAAGACAGGGCATTCTTATGATGAGATGGTGTTTGGTTATATTAAAGATCGCTATCCATTTGTGAATATTATTGATATTCGTCCTCTAGGAGAACAACCAAATCTTTATGAGGGGCAAACTCTTGCTAAGATTTATGAGCACTGCCAAGAAGATGATGGGTTCGTTTTCTACTTTCATAACAAAGGAATGAGTTCTTATTCAACTCATATTCCTGGTGCCATTAAAGATTGGCGACACTATATGCAGTATTATAATATTGAAAAGTGGGAAGATTGTGTTGCTAAACTTGAAGAAGGATATCAGTGCTGTGGTGTTGATTGGGTTGAACGCCATGATATTAAACTTGATTTCGTGGTTCAGCACTATGCAGGAAACTTCTGGTGGGCACGAAACGATTACATCCGTACTTTAAAGCATCCAATCAAGATCGAAGAGTACATGGATGTGGAAGCAATGATGCGAGAACTACAAAACTATCGTTATTGCTTTGAACTTTGGATGGCAACTGGTAATCCAAAGCAACACTGTTTTCATTATCGTCGCCATCATCAGTATGATAATCAGGGACTGGAAAGATACTTTACATATTTCCCACCTGAAATGTATCGTGAAGATGTTGAAACTGATGAAACCAAATACACAAGAAATAAACTTGATGTATTAATGGAAGTTGGTAGTAAGAATCTATTTAATTGGAGAGATCATCGTCGGTTTGCTGATTGGATTGTTCGCCGTAAGCAACCAGAAACGATTGTGGATCTGGGAGTTGATTATGGTTATTCGACCTTCTGTTTTGCGATTCCTGAGATTGGACATGTTTATGGTATTGATAGTTTTGAGGGAGATATTTGTGCAGGAGAAAGAGATACTTATGAATATGTGATTGATAAACAAAAGGAACTTGATCTAAACAACATCACAATCATTAAAGGATTCTTTGATGATATTGTGAAAACTTGGAATAAGCAGATTGATGTTCTTCATATTGATGGTCTTCATACCTATGAGGCAGTCAAAAATGATTTTGAGAAGTGGTCGCCATTTGTGAAAGAAAATGGTATAATATTAATGCATGATACGATGGTTGAAGATCCCAAGTTTGGTGTTGGTAGATTCTTTAAAGAAATCAATCTTCCTAAAACTAACTTTGGACATTGTAATGGACTGGGTGTTGTGAGTAAAGATATAAATCTTATTAACGAAATCAAAAAGAATTTTGGAGAGTTTATTCGTGAAATTTAATCTGTGTCGTATTGTACCTGATAATGGGTTTTATGTTCATTCTCAAGTTTTTCATGAGATTGAAGCATCTATGTTTTTCACCCTTCAGAAAATGGGATATGAAGTTACGAATAGTGTAAATGAGTTTAAAACTGATGCACGAAATATTGTGTTTGGGATGCATCATTGTCCAGTGGATGTGGTCCGTCATGATATTCCAAAGGATACGATCATTTATTCTTTGGAACAAATGAGAGATTCTCCTGAATGTTTGCGCTGGTGTCGAAAATATCGTGGTCTTGAAGTATGGGATTACTCAATGAGGAATACTGAAGTGCTTCGTAAGGCAGGAGTTGAGAACATTAAGCACTGTAAGATTGGTTATGTTCCTGAAATTACTTACTTTGAAAGGAACAAACCTGAAGAAAGGGACATTGATATTCTTGCATATATGAATCCTTCTCCTAGAAGAACTGCAGTTATGGATATTTTTGAAAAGGATCCAAACATTAATTTTGTATCTATTAATAGTGTTTATGGTGATGAAAGAGATGATTATATTAAGAGAGCAAAGTTAGTGATTAATCTGCATAACAATGATAATAAGATCTTTGAAATGGTTCGTGTGACCCATTTGATTCAAAATAAAGTTCCTGTTCTTTGTGAAAGAAATCCAGATACGGATTTTCCATCATATATGGAAGGAACAGTTTATACCGCACCTTATCATGAGTTTGTGAAAACTGCATATGAACTTCTTAAAGATCCAGTGAAAATGGATAAAGGTGCCGAAAATGCATTAGAAGTATTCAAAAAATCTCCTATGGAAAACTTTCTGAAGGAGGTATTGTGATGAAAGTTATTGATGGATTTTCATTTTTTAATGAGTTTGATATTCTTAAATTGAGATTAGAATATCTCCGTGATGTTGTAGATTACTTTGTCATTTCTGAATGCAATTATACACACTCTGGGAAACCAAAACCTTATTATTTGGATAGTATCATTGATACTTTTGATGAGGAACTTCAGAATAAAATTGTCAGATTGAAATATGAACCAGACATTAGTAAGTATGATTTTAGTAATAAAGAAGAATGTGATTTCGAATCTGGATTTTGGAAACTAGAACAAGGTCAAAGAGATCATATTAGTAAAGGTCTATTTCAGTTTGCTTTTGAAGATCTTTTCATGTTAAGTGATGCCGATGAGATTCCTAAAAAAGAATTTATTCTTTATATGAGGGATAATATTTCCAAAGAACCATTTGCAACTGCAATCTGTGAGAACTTCTATTATAATTTCAATACCTATGAAAATGATACATGGGCAGGAACTGTATTCACTACGGTTGGTAATGCTTTAGAAAAAGGATGTAACTATCTGAGGGCAAATTGTTTTTCGTTTCCTTTTGCCGAAAAGTCTGGATGGCATCTTACATTCTTTGGTGGAATTGAACAGATCAAAACAAAGATAGAATCTTATGCTCATCAAGAGTTTAATAAAGATGAAATTAAAAACGAACAGCACATTCTTGAAGCAATTAAAACTGGAACTGATCTTCTAGATCGTAAGCATGAGAACAAACAGTTTATTAAATATGATTTTTCAAACTTTCCAGAAGACTTTAAAAGTGCTATAATTAAAACATTCGCAGAAGAATACTATAAAATGCCAGAACCAGAAGTTATAACAAGACCAGAGTTTCTTCATAATAATATGCCACCACTTCTTGAGGCATCATTGAATCCTGATGGAACTGGTGGTACAGAGATTATGGGTCGTGCATGGCAGGATTTAGTTCTTCCTGCTGCTCCTGACCTTGCTGACTGGCACTGGTGTGTAATTCCTGGGGATAATATTATTGCACCAGACAACTCTAACATTGTTTGGTTGCATCCTCATCATAATGAGGTTGGTCTTGAACAGTTGATGGACAAGCAGTTCCAGAAACATTTCAAGGCATATGTATTTGTCTCTGATTGGCAGTATGAAAGATTTGGTGAGAAGTTTAATCTTCCCATGGAGAAATGTTTTGTTCTTAAGAATGCTATTCATCCTTTTGAACCTCATAAGAAACCGGAAGGAAAACTTCAACTGATGTTCCATCCTAATCCTATTCGTGGATTAGATCTTCTTCTAGAAGGTATTAAACTGATTCCAGAAGAAGACTTTGAACTTCATATTTTCCATGAACTTGATCCTGATGAGCGTAAAAAACAATATGCCCAAGGACTTCAGACTTATGAATATTCTCATGTTTGTGAGCAAGAAGAGAAGTTTCTTCGCTATTGCTTAGCACTTGCAAACGCTGATAAGAGAGTTGTTCGTCACACGCGGACAAACAACTCTAAGATTCGTGAGCAACTGATGAAGACTCATATCTTTGCTTATCCATCATATTTCCAGGAGACATCTTGTATTTGTTTGATTGAAGCACTTGCTGCTGGATGTTCTGTAGTAGCATCTAATCTTGCAGCACTTCCTGAAACTGGAATGGGATTTGCTCGTCTTTATGGGTATATTCCCGACCGTCAAAAACACATTGAGCGTTTTGCAGGAGAACTCAAACAAACTATTACGGAATACCGAAATGGGCAATTTGATAGCGCAAATCAAGTGCAAGTAATAAATAACTACTACAGTTGGGATACTAGAATCCAAGACTGGGTTAAATTTTCAAAAGAACTTTGGAGGAAATTTTAAATGGCTACTAAAACTGAAACTCTTACAATGCCTTTGATGCATGTATATCACTTGACTGCGGATCCAGCAAATACTACTGGTTATACTGTTGAGGAAGTAGCAGCATTGATTGAAGAGCATGGTGCAGATCACCAGATTGAAATCACCATTACTACACCAGTTCCCGAACCACAACCTGAAGTTGTAGAAACGACTGCTGAAGAAGTACCCGAATAATAAATTTTTTAATCATTATGAATTTTGTAAAACTTGCTTTGGAAAGGGGTGGAAGTATTCACCCCCTTATAACGCCATCGACATATTTAAACGGACCTGCTCTCACAAATCCATCAGTTTATAATGATAATGGAAAAATTCTTGTAAATCTTAGGAATATTAATTATACTCTTTATCATTCTGAAAAAAGTAAATTTGAGCATCACTGGGGACCATTAGTTTATATTCATCCTGAAAACGATCAACATCTTCGCACAAATAATATTATGTGTGAAATGGATGATGATATGAATATTAAGTGGTATCATCGTGTGGATACTTCTTCATTTGATACTTATAGACCTATGTGGGAGTTTGTGGGTCTTGAGGATGCTCGTATCATTCGTTGGGATGGTAAACTCTATATCTGTGGTGTTAGGAGAGATCTTGACACTATTGGTACTGGTAGGATGGAGTTGTCTGAGATTGAAATTACTAATAATGGTGTAAAAGAAATTTCAAGGCATCGTATTCCTTGTCCTGGTGATGACAAGGAATATTGTAATAAAAATTGGATGCCTATTTTAGATATGCCATTTCATTTTGTGAAATGGACTAATGGCACCGAAATTGTAAAATACAATATTGAAACTGGAGTTTGTGAAACTGTTGTTAATACGGATTGGAAAGATCTTGGATGCATTGATTTGAGAGGTGGGTCTCAAGTAATTCCATTTGGTGAATATCGTTTGGGATTAAATCATGAGACCTTTCTCTATCAAAGTCCTGCAGGAAGAAAAGATGGAACTTATCGCCATCGTTTTATTGTGTGGGATAAAAATTGGAATATTGTAAAAGTATCTGAAAGATTTTCATTCTTAAATGCAAATATTGAATTTGCAGTTGGAATGTGTGAATATAAAAATGATTATTTGATTACTTTTGGATTCCAAGATAATGCTGCATATCTTATTAGAGTATCTCAAGAATTTGTCAAAGACTTTATTTTTGGAAACTTAGATAAAAAAGTTGTAAAAATAAATCCAACAGATATCATCAATAAAAGTTGGTTTAATTATGGTTCATCTGAAAATAAAGAAGAACTGAATTGGACAGATGTTCCTGGTTGGTTCTCTCATTCCAATACTTATAAAAGTTTTGTAGATATGGCACCTAATGATGCAACTTTTGTTGAAATTGGAACCTTTATGGGAAGGTCTACTTGTTGTATGGGAGAATTGATTAAAAATTCTAGAAAGAATATTAAATTCTATACTATAGATACTTTTGCTGGTAGTATTGGTGAAGAATGGCATACTGATATTGTTAATCAACTTTCTGAAAATGATTCGGATCTATATCAGCAGTTTTTATATTATGCAAAGCAATGTAAAGTTGATGACTTTATTGTTCCAATTCGTTCTTCCAGTTTAGATGCCGTTGATCAGTTTGATGATGAAAGTTTGGACATGATCTATGTCGATGGTGGGCATACTTACGAAGAAGTTTTTGATGATATTACTGCTTGGTATCCAAAACTTAAGAGTGGTGGAATTATTGCTGGTGATGATTATGGTTCTTGGCCTGGTGTAAATAAAGCAGTAAACGAATATTTTAAAGATCAAAATCTAACCATTCTTGAAAATGGAAATGTTTGGGAGCACCAAAAACCATGAATGTATCATTAATTTGTGCATGTAAAAATAGATATAAACCATTGATGATTTCTTTATCTTCATGGTTATTAGTTGAAGAGATTAAAGAAATTATTGTTGTTGATTGGAGTTCTGATGATTCAATCAAACATATTACAAGCATTGATCCTAAAATCAAAGTAATTACTGTTCCGAATGAGCAGTTCTTTAATCAACCTCAACCTTTGAATCTTGCATTGAAATTATGTACTCAAGAGTCTGTTGTTAAAGTGGATACTGATTATATTTTCAATCCTTATTGGAATTTTTTTCAGACTTATAGTATTGATGATACTTGTTTTGTTTCTGGAGATACTGATGTAGATTTGAATCATAATATTAATTCTCCATACTTTAAACATTTGCGTGGACTTTTATATGTTCATAGGAAGTTTCTAGACAAAGTTGGTGGCTACAATGAAGATATGGGGGAATATTATGCTGGAGAAGATACTGAATTGGAAAATAGATTAAAACTTTACGGATTAAATCATAAGAAAATAAATTTTGATCACACTGTAATCCATATTCCACATTCCGATAAAAAAAGATTAGAAAATTTTAAAGCATATACTTACGATTCAATTAATAATCCAATCAAAGAAAATATTTCTGGATGTTCAAGTGAAGATGAATTAGATTGGCAAGCAGATTATACGATTGCTCAAACTCATATTCAGCAAAATTTAATTGCATATTGTTCTCCATCACATTATTATATTGAACCAAAAACAAAGTGGAATATTACCCAAGTAGATAATCAAAATTACACTGCTGAAAAGGTATGAATGTATCATTAATTTGTGCATGTAAAAATCGTTACAATGCTCTTAAAATTGCTTTGAATTCTTGGACATCATTTGAAGAAATCAAAGAAATTATTATTGTAGATTGGAGTTCTGATAAACCGATTGACCATCTTGTAAATGTAGATCCTAGAATAAAAATTCTAAGAGTGAATGGTAAAAAGTATTTCAATCTGGCGCAACCATTAAATCTTGCGGCAAGTTGTGCTACAGGTGATTATATAATTAAAGTTGATTGTGATTATATTATTAATCCATATTATAATTTTTTTGAAAAATATAAAATTGATAGCACTTCATTTGTCTCTGGAAATGTTGCTTTACAAAAAAGTTATGAATACCTAGATCAAAATGGAAATTATTCTATTAATTTTAAAAATTTAAGTATAGAAGAAATTGCAGAGTATTGTAATTCTTATAATCATTTTTTTAAATTTTTGAAAGGAATGTTATATGTTTCTAGAGATAATTTCTTAAAGGTTGGTGGATATGATGAAGACATCTCAGATTATGGGTGGGAAGATACTGATATTGTTTCAAGACTAGAACTTCTAAACTTAGAACATAAAAAAATTATCTATGATCACAATCTAATTCATATACCTCATCCAGATAGAAATCGATTTGAAAATTCTCCAAATTATGGATTAGAATTGGAAAATTCTATCAGATATAATCTTTCAGAAGTTTATCCAGAAGATGAAGTTCAGGGACAAATCGATTATGTCATTACTCAAAAGTTGATTAATGATAATAAATTTATAAGTAAAAGTGATCCCTATGTTAAACCAAAAACAGAGTGGAATATTGAACCTATCAATGATAGATCTTTTTTGTGTGATGAAATTGTAAATTCAAAATTAAACGGATTCCCAACTGTTTATTATTTGAGTCTTGAAGAAAGCGTGGATAGACAAAAGAATATTGAAACGCAATTCTTAAAATATGGAGTAACTCCAAGATCAATAATTTCAAAAAGATTTAAAGATTCTAATGATGTAGTTACTGGAAAATATATAAACGAATTACTTCCTGGAACAATAGGATGTGCAGTATCTCATTTAAAGGCAATAAAAGAATGGTATAATACTACAAATGAAAGTTATGGATTTTTCTGTGAGGACGACTTAAGTTTAGAAACAGTTAAACATTGGAACTTTACTTGGTCCGAATTTATCAATACTTTACCAAATGATTGGGAATGTATTCAACTATTATATTTAAAAAATGATGGTAACATATCATCATTAAATCTTAAAGAAAGGGAATGGGACGATTGGGCGGTTACTGCATATATTATAACTAGAGATTATGCAAAAAAAATAATTGATAGTTACTGCATTGAAGATACTTATAACTTAGAATTAAAAAATTCTGAAGTAATGCCTTTAGTTGAAACTTTATTCTATAGTTTGGGTAAGGTATATTCAATTCCTCTATTTGTCGAAGATTGTAAATTCAATTCTACATTTAGTCAAAACGAAGAACATGATCAGGATTTGCATAGTAACACACATAAAAAATCCTATGATAGAATTATTCAATTATGGAAAGATATAAAAATGAATTCATCTAAAAAAATTGTAGATTACTTCCCATTCTTTGCTCCGACAGGTAGAGAAATGTTGGAATTGAGAGTTCAAATGCTTAAGGATTATGTTGATGAGTTTATTATTTGTGAATCAAATAAAACTCAAAGTGGCATTCCTATTGAATATGAACTTGAAGGTATCATTGAAGAACTGGAATTGCCAAAGGATAAAATTAGAATTCTTAAATTGAATATTCCTGATGATGAAAATCTTGAAGTACAAGAAATTGATCATTATAATTGTTATGATGGCAATAGTTCGAATACAAATTCTCTTCGTGCAAGAGCAAGAGAAAGAATGCAAAAAGATGCATTACTTTCTGTTTTAAATGATTATGATGATGATACAGTCTTTATTCATAGTGATATTGACGAAATCATTAAACAAGATTGTATTAATTATGTCTCTAGTGTTGTGAGATCAAATCTGGACATTGTAATTCGTATTCCTTTGATTCATTTAGAAGGAAGAGCGGATCTTAGAGTATACATGAAAGATACTGATCAACCAAAAGAATGGACTGGAATGTTTCTTGCAACTAAAAACCATTTGCAAAAAGCAACACCAACACAAATCAGATCGAATGTATTCAATCCATTTCCAATAAATTTCCTCACAGAAAATGGACAAATGCTTCAAGATTTGGGATGGCATTTTTCTTGGATGGGATCTGCCGAAGTTAGAAAAACCAAGTGTAAAGCATTTACACATTATGATGATAAGTTTAGTTATTTGACTACTTCAAAATATGCGAATGAAGATACTGAAGAATTTCAAGATACTTTAGATATTGGAGTAGGTTCAATTTCTCCTTCTGGAGATAAAAATACAATACTAAAAGAGTATTATAGGGATCAATTGCCAGATGAAGTTTTCAATTTACCAAGAGTTAGAAAATTTCTTTTTCCAGAAATTGTTAAAGACAAGAAAGTTAAAGTAAAATCATTTATTGTACAATCAAAATCTAAACCTAAATTACAAACAATAGAAATTATTGAAAAATCTCAAACTAATTCCGAAATAGAAATAAACCAGTTATTGGCAAAGTATTCTTTAGATACAGAGAATGCTGAACATAATTTTAATCTTGGAGTTTGGTATGAACAAGAGGGACATACTGCACCAGCACTTTCCTATTACTTAAGATGTGCTGAAAGATCAGAAGATAAAGATCTTGCTTATGAAGCATTGATTCGTGGTTCTTACTGCTATGATAAACAGGGAACCAGAGATGGTAGTTCTAAATCCCTTCTTCAACAAGCACTTGCTTTTTATCCACAAAGACCAGAGGCATATTTTCTTTTGAGTCGTTTTTCTGAAAAGAGAGAATGGTGGCAAGATTGTTATCTTTATGCTCATCAAGCACTAATATTTGCAAATTTTGATTGCAACCCTCTAAGAACAGATGTTGAATATCCTGGAAAATATGGACTTATTTTTGCAAAAGTAGTATCTGGATGGTGTTGGGGAAAGGTTGAAGAATGTAAAGAGTTGCTCTTTGATTTAAAAAATAATTACAATCTTTCCGAAAAATACAAAACTCTGGTAGATGAAAACATACAAAAAATGGGATTCTCCTAAACTCATATAAATTATAATAAATTAACAACAATTATGAATTTTACAGTTTACTCAAAAGAAGACTGCCCATATTGCTACAAAGTTAAACAAGTACTGGAATTGACAGGAAATAACTTTGTAGTGTATAATTTGGGAGAAGACTTTACTAAAGAAGAATTTTATTCTGAATTTGGCGAAGGTTCTACATTTCCTCAAGTTCTTTGTGATGATAAAAAACTTGGTGGATGTACTGATACCGTTAAATTTTTAAAAGAAAAACAAATTGTTTGATAATAACCTAAATAAAAATGACAATCATGGTATGAACCGTGGTGTCGAACTGATTCTCTCAGGAGGAAAAAGAAAGCAGACCTATCCATTTCATATCATTTTTGAAAAGATGATTTGCTTTCTAAATCGGGAAGTAACCATCTATTTTGAATTTTCCTTTAAATCGAGGAAAAAGATCAGTAATTTCCCGGAGAAAAGAAATGTTAGCAATTAGTCTAGTATTCGGTTCATTTTTAACCGTATTATTTCTTATAGTGGGACTTATAGGTGGTTGGGTAGCAAGAGAATATATGATGAACTATCGGGAGATTCCAAGACCTCATCCTGAAATGTTCGATAATCAAGGAAACTTGATTCCAGATGAAGTAATCGCATTTAATTTTGAAAACTATCATGACTACGACGACACAGAAGACGACGAAGACTGACGCATTTACTGTAAAAGTAAAGGTGCCAGCAACAATTCAAGAACTTCCATCAAACCCATTTATTTTTGAGATTTTGAATCTTGCATCAAAGCAGCGTTCAAATGCAAAAAAAGTTGAAGTTCTTAAAAAATATGAGCATCTTTCTTTAAAAACTTTGTTTATTTGGAACTTTGATGAGACTGTAATCTCAGCTCTTCCTCCTGGAGATGTTCCATACTCTGCAGTAAATGAAATGGATTCATTCAAAGGAACTTTGAGTGAAAAAATTCAAGATGCGGTTGAAAAAATGGAAGAACTTGGTTCTAATTCACTTGGTTCTCAGGATCAGGGAAGATCTTCAATTCGTAAAGAGTATCAAAGATTTTATAATTTTGTAAAAGGTGGAAATGATTCTTTGAGTTCTCTTCGCAGAGAAACTATGTTCATTAATGTTCTTCAGGGTCTTCATCCATTGGAAGCAGAGATTCTAGTTCTTGTAAAGGACAAGAAACTTGATACTAAGTATAAAATTACTAAACAAATTGTTTCGGAAGCATATCCTGATATTCAATGGGGAAATCGAGGATAAATTTAATCTTTAATTATGGGGGAAATGAATTTGGAAAATACAACTAAAGATGATACAATGTCGGCAGAACAAGAAAAAACATCTACTAAAGAAACTTTAAAGGAAGTTTGGTCCAATCATGAAAAGGAAACTTCCAAGTCTCGCTATGGATGTGAAATTCTACAAGAAAGATGTAACAAACAAGATGCAAAGAATAGACAACTACCTCTTGATTCTTATCTAGTTACTTATGTAATTGATGAAAATATTTTTTATGATATTGTGAAAACAAGTAAGAGAGTAAGTGTTTTTGATATGTATTATGATAAATTTGGCAATTGTCTTAAATCAATTGAATGGACTGATGGTAGAGTAAGTCCTAAACTTTGGGGATATAAACCGCCTCAAACCAAAAAGAGAAAGTGATTTCAAAAATACTGGGAAAAATTTTCCAGTATTTTTTTGTTTCTGTAGGATTTTATAAATAACTAAAAAGACGAAAAAGATGAAATCGTTCAAACAGTTTTTAAGTGAAGAAGAAGCAAGACAGGGAAAATTGCTTACAAATAAAGGAACTGCTCAGAATTTCAAAAATCCTAAGAAAGTTCCATTTATTGGAACTGATCCTACGCCAACTTCAGGGTCTTCTGGATCTTCTGAAGCACCAAAACCACAAAAAGTATCTCCTGGACAAATGGAGATTCCTTCTGGAAAATCTCCAACAGGTACAACAACTAAAGTATCTGGTTCTAAAGTAAGGGGAGCAGCTGCTGATCCTTGGAAGCAGTTTCCTAAAAAACCACAACAACAACTTGGAATGCCTAAAACTGGTCCATCCAGCACTCTTCCAGGAAGAACACTGGAGCCTGCAGGTGGAACATCTGCAAAACCTGCTTTACCTGCTGTGGGACAAACTCAAAAAGGTGGCACATTAGCAAAAACACTAAAAGGTGGAGCACCTGCAACAAATCCACCAATTCAAGCAGTAAAAGTATCTGATGTCACTAAACCTAAAGGTAAATTACCTTCAGGTACAAAAGGTGGAGCATTAGCACTTCGTCCACAAGGTTCATCTAGTATTGTTTCATCCGGTGCATCTTCTGCTGCTAAACAATTAGAAAAATCTGCTGCGAAGGAAGCAGAAAAAACTGCCGCTAAAACTGTAGCAAAAACTGCAGGAAAAGGTATTCTTAAGGGACTTGGAAAAATTGCAGGTCCTGCTGCTGCCGCTCTTGATGTTGCTGACGAAAAATCAAAAGGATCTGGATGGGCTAGATCTTTGGCGAAAGGTGCTGTAGTCGCTGCTGGTGGTGCTCTTGGCGGAACTGCTGGAAGCGTTGCTGGTCCAGTTGGAACAGTTGGTGGTGCTGTAGGTGGATCTATGGCAGCATCTAAGGCATTTGATGTTGCCGCTGGTGCAAACGCCAAGGAAAGAAAGGCAATTGCAACTGCTAATCGTCAAGGTCAGTCAGGTGGGGCAATCAAAGGTATTGGTGGCAAGACTACTTTCGATACCAAAAAGAATACGATCACAACTGGTACAGGAGCACAAAGAAAAACCGCTCAGTTAGGTAAGACTTCTGTTGTTACTAATCCTAAAACTGGTAAACAAGAAGTTGGCAATCTTGCTTATAAAAATGGTCAAGCAGTTTATAAGAGATCAGATACTAAGAGTCTGGCGCAGACATCCTCCAATCCATTAGAAAGAATTGGTAGATCTTTATTTGCTGGTGCTTATAAGCAATCCGATGCTGCAAATGCCGCTAAGAAACTTGCTACGGCAAGACAGTCTGATACTGCTCGCAACAAAGCACTTGGAGTCAAGTTCGGTCCTGGTAAATAGACTAATTGACTAAATATCCAAGATGAGGTATAATACCTCCACGTTCAACCCGTAAGGGTCGGAAGTAAGCCGACGCGGAACGGATCGTTCATCTATGGAAACGCTCTTACTTAGTTGTTTACAAGCAAAGTTAATTCTTGGAAGAGTTATGAAGGCAAATATGCCTCCACAAACTCGCAACGACTTAATTTGGGAAATCAAACAGATTACTCCCAAAGAGTGCAAAATAGACGCAACCGCCGACTGAAGGAACGCTCTTTAACCTAAACAACTAAGGAGAAAACCTAATGTCAAAAGTAAAACCATCTATTAATGTACTTCAACTCATTAAAGAGAAGAAGCAAAAAGAAGACCGCAAACATCAAGCAAAACTAGCAATGGCGATGCGCTGATATTCTGGAGGGATTGATTCCCTCCTTTTTTTATGCTAAAATGAATTGAAAGAATTTTAACTTATGGATAAGGAAAAAGTAAAACTTATCGTTCGTAATTTGGAACTCCTTGTGGATTCTTTGAAAGCAGAAATTTATTCTGATGTATCATCATACCGATTTGATGATATTAAACCAAGAGAAGTAGATTATGACGAAATCTTTGAGGATGACGATGACTAAAAGAGCAAAAGAATTGGTAAAGTTGCTTGAAAAACTTACGAAACAGGATCATTTGTATTCTGGTGAGAAAATTAAAGAAATGAAAGCACAATTGCGAGTTGTCAAAGAAGAACTGGCACAAATTGAAGCAAAATACTCAAAAGGATTTGGAAAAAAATGACTGTAAAACTTATTAGCGTAACTCCAGATGCAGAAAAAACAATGGCATTTATTGCACGAGTTTCTAATCCTGCAAATCAAGACAACGAAAACTATTCCAAGTTGCTTGCCTATTGTATTAAGCATAATCATTGGTCTGTGTTTGAGCAGTCTTCTATGACACTTGAGATTGAAACGAATCGTGGTATTGCCGCTCAGATTTTGAGGCACCGTAGTTTTACATTTCAAGAGTTTTCGCAAAGATATGCGGACACAAATCTGATTGCTGAGGACATTCCTCTTCCCGAACTTCGTAGGCAGGATACAAAGAACCGCCAGAACTCCACAGACGACCTTCCAGCAGACCTTAAGATCGAACTCTACTCCAAGATCCAAGATCACTTTGATGCTGCTCAGAACCTCTACAAGGAACTCCTAGAGGCAGATGTGGCAAAAGAGTGTGCTAGGTTTGTATTGCCACTTGCAGTTCCCACTAGAATTTATATGACCGGTTCTTGCAGGTCGTGGATAACCTACATTGCTCTCAGAGAAAAATCGGGAACTCAGAAAGAACATATGGATATTGCCAAATCCTGTAAAGCAGTATTTGGAGAACAATTTCCTACTTGCTATGAGGCACTTGGTGGTTCTGATGAGTGGAACATATAGTGTATCCAATTTATAAATAGTAATAGTTAGATACACTATTATGGGAAGACGATCTTCTATTAATGTTGGAGATGTGATAGGAAATTTTACCATTTTAGAAGTCATACCATCAGAGAAACCTGGAAAACACTCTAGGGGAAAGGTAAAATGTGCTATATGTGATGGTATTAAAGAAATGTATAGCTTTAATATAAGGCGCAGATATTCTTGTGGATGTTCTCAAAGAGATATATCTACTTGGAAATCAAAGGGCCCTAAAAATATGCCCTGGAGACTTCCTCACGGGGAAGCGTCAAAAAATGATCTTTATTCTTCATATAGATCTTCTGCTAAAAAAAGAGGATTAAATTTTGACATTGATTTAGAATATTTTTCAGAAAATGTGATAAAATCTTGTCATTATTGTGGAGATTTCCTAACTTCAGTAAAAAAATCACAATCAAAAACGGGCGGAGATTTCTATTACACTGGCATTGATAGAGTTGATAGTAGTAAAGGATATAGTGAAGATAATTGTGTTCCTTGTTGCAAAACTTGTAATATTATGAAATGGGAATTATCTACTGAAAATTTTACTACTCACATCTTAAAAATATCTTCACATTTAAACTCTAAATAACGATACATATTATTTTAACACATGGCAATTTATCCGATTATTCATAAAGAAACTGGTGAGACGAAAGTGATTGAAATGAGTGTCCATGACATCACACAATGGTACAAGGACCATCCTGAATGGCAGAGGGATTGGTCACAAGGATGTGCCACACCAGGAGAAGTTGGCGAGTGGAAAGATAAACTCGTCGCAAAAAATCCTGGATGGAACGAAGTACTTGAAAAATCAAGCAGGGCTCCTGGATCAAGAGTAAAGAAAATCTAAACAACTAATATGGCAAGAAGAAAAAGAACGACGAATGACCAACCAATCGGTGTTGGTCTTACAACTCGTCAGATGAAAAGAAAGAAAGCACTTGGGAGTGAATATCTATTAGATATTGATCCCCTTACAGACAATCAAAGAAAACTTTTTGATGCATATGCTGAAGGTAAACATCTTGTTGCATATGGATGTGCAGGAACTGGTAAGACTTTCATCACTCTTTATAATGCTCTTCGTGAAGTTCTGGATGAAAGAACTCCTTACGAGAAAATCTATCTGGTTCGTTCTTTAGTTGCTACAAGGGAGATTGGTTTTCTTCCTGGTTCCTATGAGGATAAGTCAGACATCTACCAAATTCCTTATAAGAATATGGTAAAATACATGTTCCAGATGCCTTCTGATGCTGAGTTTGAGATGCTTTATGGCAATCTCAAGTCTCAGGAAACCATTAAGTTCTGGAGTACCTCATTCTTAAGGGGCACAACGCTTGATAATTCAATTGTGATCGTAGATGAATTCCAAAACTGTACGGCACATGAACTTGATTCCATCATTACTCGTGTTGGTGAGAACTCTAAGATTATGTTCTGTGGAGATGCTACTCAGTCCGATCTACAGAAGACTAATGACCGTAATGGAATTGTTGATTTTATGAATGTCTTGCGTAAAATGCCATCTATTGATATAATAGAATTTGGTGTTGATGATATTGTTCGTTCTGGACTTGTCAAAGAATATATCCTTGCGAAATTAGAAGTAGGTCTTTAATGTTCAATCATGTTGATTTGATTCTCCCAAAACTTGAACGGGAGACCATAGATGGTATTCGTTATTATAAAGTACCTGATGAAGAAGAACTACTTAAATTAGTTTCAATTACTTCTGTTACAAGTCATTTTAATCGTGAAATTTTTGTTAAGTGGCGTAAGAAAGTTGGTGATGAGGAAGCAGACCGTATCACAAAACTTGCAACAAGTCGTGGTACGGATATGCATACTCTCACAGAGTATTTTCTGAAAAATCAAGACCTTCCTAGAGATATTCTTCCAATCTCAGAATTTCTGTTTAATATTTCCAAATCAACTCTTAAGAATATAAATAATATTCACACTCTTGAAGGTTCCCTATATAGTAAGCAATTAGGTATTGCGGGAACCGTTGATTGTATTGCAGAATACAACGGTGAATTAGCGATAATTGACTTTAAGACTTCGAAGAAACCAAAACCACGCGAGTGGATTGAACATTATTTTGTTCAGTGTATGGCATATGGTTGTATGTTATACGAAATTACTGGTATAATGGTAAAGAAATTAGTCATTATCATGGCATGTGAAAATGGAGAATGTGTTGTTTATGAAGAATACGAC